CTTCCAGCTTGGTCAGCGCAATGGCATTCTCGCGGCAGGCATACCGGCCAGACTGGAACGCACGCAAGCGATCACACAGCACAGCAAGCAGTGCCTCGTGCGTGATGCCGTTGACGCCAGCCTCGGCAATCGGGCCGTTCTGGAAATCCAACTGCACGCTGCCGGTCACGTAGGTCAGGCTGTACTTGTGAGAAGCCCCGCCGTGGCCGGGCTCATCCAGCACCACGATGTCGATCTTGTCGTTGGCGGGATTCACTTTGTGGTCATTGAGAACTGTACGCATCGTCGTCTCCTTGGTTGTGAGGGGCTACTCCCCCTCCTTGGTTGATTCAGCGGCGCGGGCGGCGTCGATGGCGGCGTCAGCGTGTTCAGAATTCCACGCACTGAAAGACCCGTTGAATATCGCAATGAACGGCTTACCGTCATGCGGGTCAACATGGTCCCGCAGCCACCTATACCTCGCAGCATCCGCCACCAGCGCGGCCACCAATTGGTCGACGCGGGCGCGGGCTGGCACAGGATCTTGCCAGCGCATACCGGCGAGGTTCACCAGCGCATCAAGCGCATCGGATAGCTCGCTCATACACCCTCCAAAGCCGCCACTGCCGCTAGCACTGCCGTGAGGGGAGTGGGGCCGCGACCCACCGTTACGGCTGGCTCGTCGGTTGAAGTAAATATCAAAAAATCAGATTGCCTGTAGTACTCCAATGCGAAGTCCGATCCAATCTCTGCAAACTTTCTAAAAAGCGCCATGCAGAGTTCGTCGTCGGATACGCGAAGCGTCTGTGATGCCCAGTCAGGCGCATCAGTCTTGCGCCAAATGCCCTGACGGTCTGCGCTGTACTCAGACCCCAAGAACTTCGCTGCGGCCTCTAGGTTAGTCATGGGCGTACACCGAAGTCACGAACATCCACTGGGCCGATACCTATGCGAATAACCTTCTCCCAGCCGATTTCGGTATATCTGTCTTTCCGTCCAGGTGGCCAAGCAAAGTCTGCAATATCTTCTGGCCCAATATGCAGATGCCCAAGGAAATTGCGCTCTGTTAAGGAGATTGGCCAAAACTGCTTTGGCTCAAATAGGCTCATGGCTGCTGCTCCCCTGTGCTACGCGAGGCGGCGTCGATTACGTTGTCTAGTGATATCAGCAATGGGAATTGTCTCAGCGCGTCTGCCAACTTGAGCGACCAACCTTCACCCATACGGGTGTCAATGGTGCGCACGGTATCCGCATCGCGCACCAGCCCCGCGAGCAGATGGTCGAGTTCATCCCGCTTGTCGATTGAGCCAGCTTCAAACATGCCGTATGCATCCACGGCTGTAATCAACGCATCCACAGCGGAGGCGAGTTCGGAGAGGGTGGTCATGGCGTTGGTTCCCACCTGCTATGAACGATCTCAGCTTTGCTGTCGTCATTTCCATACGCGATTTCCGCCCATTCAAAATATTGCTGTCGTGAATCCCCTGCCTCTAGCCAAGCTCTGATCTTTGCCCTAGCCAAGTCGCCAATATCGCTTTCATGCCAGCCCTCCTTGCTGCCATCGGGTGCAATCAAGAGCGTGTGATACCCATTGATCGGAGATTCATCCGGCCCGATGACTTTTGCCCCAACAGACTTCGCAAAATCTTCCGCCGCCACCAAGGCAGCGGCCTGAAAACCGGTGACGATGATTGCGTTGTGTCTAATGTGTCCCATCTACAACCCCTCATCCTTCCCGGCATACACCGCGTATGCCAGGGCAATTAATGCGGTGATACAGACGATTCCAAACATGTGCCGTGGCCAGCGCATGCATGCAGCCATCCCAGTGATGGCGATCAATGCGCCCTTGTCGCCGACTGTCATCGGCGGCGTATCCACTGCTGATATTCAGGCGGCTGATAGTACGCATAGCTCATCCCCGTCGCACGCTCACGCTGGCACTCCTTGCAGTGACTGGACAGGCCATTGCGCTTCAGATCACACCGGGTAAATTCCGTGGCATCCTTCAATCGACGGCACCGACTGCACAGCGACTGGATCATGGGTTCCTAACCCCCAGCGTTCGGGTAAGAGTAATGCCCATAAAAACTAACTTACAGGTTGGCAAGTCATAAGGATCGTACTTGGTAAACTTTTTCATGTGTTCACACATGGCATCCCATTCTTCTGTCGTCACCTGAAAACCAATCCTGTCTCTGTCGATATGGGACGGCAGGCCGTGATGCAGATTGCTACATGCCATGACTATCTCGCTGGGGGTCAGCATCTGCGATCCCCCACCCGCCGCTCATGGCGCGTGTGCCGCTCATACCCGACACCCACCTGCCAGAACGGATCCACCACAGGCCGGCGCAGGGTCGAGCGGTCAGGGTCTGGCAGTTTGCGGCGGGGCTTGCTGCACAGTATGCCCACCACAATGAACAGGCAGCACAGTACGAAAAACACACCCTCATCCATTGACCGTCTCCTGGGGCCGCACAGGCTTCGGGCTCCCCTTACTGGCATGGCGCTGGAATTCAGCATACAGCTCGGCATGGGCAGGCGATTGCCGGCCAATCGACCAGAGCTTGTCCGCCTCATCCGCCCCGCGTGTCCACACCAGATGATCGTCCGTGTAGTGGTACATCCAGTCGTGCTTTTCCAGGCGGTCGTAGTATTCGGTTAACGTCATGTGACCCCCTGAATCAGTTTAAACAGCCGCCTGACGCGCTCGACATCGGCCTGACAGTGTTCGGCTACCATCAGCGGCTTCTGTTTCCAGTAGAACGCTACCTCTGACCCGTCGATGTCGGTGCCGGTATCGCCCAGCAGTTCACGGGACAGGTCTTTCAGCTTCACGTAGCCCTTGTAGCCTGCCCATATCCGCATGGTGTCGCGCACATCAGGCCGGCTTGTCCAGTCGAAGGCATGACGGATGCAGGCAGGTACTTTCACGCCCAGTCGCACACAGCGCTGGAACAGGAAGCGCAGGTCGAACTCGATGTTGTGACCGACCGGTATCAGAGGCATCGGATTGCCATGCTCTGTGGCTGCAAAGTCCATTGCTTCAAATGCGAACCGCAGCAGGGCGGCTTCATCCTGTTCTGGCGTCTGCATGGCGACCATGACAGGGCCGTCATCAATGGCCCAGGCCACGCAGGCGATGGACCCGTACAGGCCATCCAGGGCTGTCTTGGCCAGTTCTTCCTGAGTAGCTGACTCAGCATTGGCTGCCATCCATTCGGCAATGGACTCAGGCTTTTTGTACTGACCGGGCGGCTTCACCCCGGCCCTGATTTTGTCGATCAGGGCCGGGTCGGTGCTGCTGAGAGTTTCGATGTCGATATGGAGGTAGCGCATGACTAAAACGGCACTTCTTGCTCGTCCATATCATCAGCGGGCGGGGGCGATGCCACAGGCTCGGCCTGCACCGGCTTACCCTTGCTCAGCTCCAGCTTGATGCCGCCGACAATCTTGCCGCCGAATTCGACGGTGGGATCATTGGTCAGCCGCACCTTGCGGCCGATCCAGTGGTCGGTGTCATCGCCATACCCGGCCTCAAGCTGTTTGATCTTGGTCTTGTTGAGTGCGAGCCCTTTGGTCGATTCCAGGAAGTACAGAATGGGCTTCTCTTCGCCCTTGGCCACTTCCTCGATGGCAAGGTACTTGATCGTATAGACCGTGGGCTTCACGAAGTCGTCGCGTTTCAGGAATCGGGAGGGGAGCAAATCTGAGACTTTCATACAGGTTCCTTGTCGTGATGGATTGGTGCCAGTCGAGATACGCAGGGTCAGCGCGCAGGGTTTCCTGAAATTCCAGATACCGTCGCTGCTCTTCGTCGTTCATGGCGGGAGGGAGTAGATCATGCGTAATGCACCCGTGTCAAGCATTGCACTACGTATTAGGTTGTGCTATTGATTGCGCCCATGAAAACGAGCGAAGCCGCAGCCTACTTCGGCAGTGAATATAAGTTGGCAAAAGCGTTGAAAATACAGCAATCCAATGTGACTCGATGGAGGCTCAAAGTGCCTGAAATTTGGGCGCGCAGACTCCATGACATGACAGGAGGAAAATTGGCATTTTTGCCGGAAGATTATCCGCCCCACCTTAGAAAACGCACATGAACTATATTGATATGACCGGGAAGGTTTTTGGCGACATAACTGTTATAAGAAAAGACAGAAGTGCCAACGGTGTTTATTGGCTTTGTGAATGCGCGTGCGGAAACAAGACAGTAGTTTCTGGAAGATCTTTGCGCTTTGGATCTACAAAAAGCTGTGGATGCGGATCTATTAGGCAGGCTCGGCTAAATTCAAATGCAGCAAGAATTAAGAAAATGGTTGGATCCCCGCACAGCAGGAAATTAAAAGACCTTCGTTCAAATATTTTGGATCGGTGCTTTAATCCAGCAAATAAGCGATGGAATAGGTATGGCGGCAGGGGAATTTCGGTATGCGATGAATGGGTAGCCAATGGGCGCGTGTTTTATAAATGGTGCTTGGAGAATGGTTACGAGCCAGGTTTGCAGATTGATAGAATTAACGTTCATGGAAACTATGAGCCAAATAATTGTCGTTTCGTAACCGCAAAAGTCCAGCAGCGCAATACAACCAGAAATAGGTTGTTGACTTGGGATGGGCAGACAATGCCTGTTTCCCAATGGGCTGAAAAACTTGGTGTTAGAGGGCAAGCATTACAGCACAGAGTAGACAGAGGATGGGACATTAAAAGGATTTTCACGCAGAAATTTCGCGGTAGGAATTAATGAAGTTGCGCCCGTACCAAATAGCGGCGACTGAAAAAATTCGTACTGCATTCAAAACGCAGAAATCGGTATTGCTCCAATTGCCAACAGGGGCCGGGAAAACGCCCACGGCCTGTCACATCATCCAGCGGGCAGTGGCTCGCAGAAAGAATGTGTTATTCCTGGCGCATCGCGCTGAACTGATCCGGCAAGCCAGTGACAAGCTGACCGCATTCGGTGTAGAGCACGGGATTATTCGCTCTGGTAAACACATGGCACTTCGCCATCAGGTTCAGGTCGCCAGCGTGCAGACGCTTGTGCGCCGCCTTGACTACGTGCGGTTTATCCCGCATTTGATTTTCATCGATGAGGCGCATTTATCTATTGCTCCAACTTATAAGAAAATCCTTTCTGAATTCCCGGAAGCTTTCATTTGCGGGATGACTGCATCCCCGATTCGTTTGGATGGCGCGGGCCTTGCTAAGTCAGAAGGCGGGCATTTCGATACGCTTATCTGCGGCCCGTCATTCAATGAACTGATTGCAGATGGCTACCTTGTGCCTATGCGCTGTTTCACGGCTGAGCATCAGATTGACTTATCGGGCATTGGCTCGGTCGGCGGCGATTACAATCAAGGCAAGCTCAGCACGGCCATGGACAAGCCTGTTATCACGGGCGACGCCGTTAGTCACTGGTTACGGATCGCGCAGGGCAGGAAAACACTCGTGTTCTGCGTATCCATTGAACACGCACAGCATGTGTCGGCGCAGTTCAACGCGTCCGGCATCCAATCAGTTGCGGTAGACGGGAATTGGACTGACGAGAACCGCGAAGGAGCAATCAAGGATTTCGAGTCGGGAAAAATTCAGGTGCTTGTGAATTGCCACCTGTACATTGAAGGGCTGGATATTCCCTCAGTCAGTTGCATTGTAAATCTTGCCCCTACCATGAGCCTTGGCCGGTTTCTCCAGAAAGCCGGACGCGGCAGCAGACCAGCAACGGGCAAGGTTGATTGCATTTTCCTTGACCACGGCAACGATGTTTCGCGCCATGGCATCCCGACTCAGGACAGGGAGTGGACGCTCAATGGCCGCATCAAACGCAAACGCAGCCCGCGCAACGAAATCAGCATCCGCATCTGCCCCGCCTGTTTCGCCGCCAATCCAGGCGGGACCGCTGTCTGCCGGGAATGTGGCAACGAATGGCCGATTGAAGCGCGGCAAGTCGAAACCATAGACGGCGAACTGGTCGAGTGGGTGCAGCCGCCCAAGGGACCGACGCCGGCCCGTATCGAGGAATGGAAGGCGCGCACGCTTGAGGACTTGATCGAGCTGGGCAAGCAGCGGGGCTATTCAGAAGGGTGGGCGCGCATGCGGTATGCGGCCAGACTCCGTAAGGTCGGCGCGTGATGGACTGGTACCGATCCTCCCGCTTTGTCATGGACAGCGATCCGCCGGGGTTCAGGATTGTGAAGCAGCCGATTGATGACGAGCTGAAATGGTATGCGCTGTTCAAGGGCAGTGAACTGATCAAGTCGCACCACGACTACCAGATATTGATGGCTGAGGCGGAGAAGCTGGCATGAAGGTTAAGTATTTCACCGCCGGACAGTTCTATTGCGGCGAGTGCTGGCAGCCCCTTGCGCAGAAAGGCAGGCCAGACAGGCGCACGAATTCAGTCACTATGTATTGCGGCAGCTATTACCGATGCAGCCAGCATCGAGTGCTGATTAAAGTCTCTGTCACCATGCAGGCCGCTTATGGCAGCCCGGATGCCGACACATGAAAGAAAGTGACCTCTCCCGCCTGATCCAGATTGAACTGTCAGCCGATGGCGTGCGTCTCTGGCGCTTCGCTGTCGGGAACTATGAACTGGTCGACGGTCGGCGACTGACAGTGGGCATCCCTGGCATGTCAGACCTGCTAGGGTTCACGCCCGTGACAATCACTCAGGGCATGGTGGGGCAGACGCTGGCCGTATTCACGGCAGTGGAAGTGAAGCGGCCCGGGGCCTACACGGAAAAGAAACGCCTTGCCGCCCAAGATATGTTCTGTGCGACTGTGCGCCGGTACGGCGGGCTGGCAGGGATAGCCAATTCGGTCGAAGAAGCCCGCGTCATTGTCGGGCAGCTCGACTGGCCCGGTACTGAGGGCTAGCCGGCAGTGGACATTGCAGAATTCGCCAGTACCCTCCTGGCACAGTCTGAATCACTCCTGCGCGAGTGGTTGCCGGCCGGGAAGCGGGTCGGCTCGGAGTGGCGGTGCGGATCCATTGCGGGCGATCGGGGCGAATCGTTCAGCGTCAACATGCAGACCGGCGTGTTCTGCGACTTCGCTAACCCGGATATCAAAGGCGGCGACCTCCTAGCCCTGTATGCAGCGCAGCACGGGTTGAAGCAGGGAGAGGCGGCCAAGCGGTTAGGCTGGACGAACGGCAGCACACGCCCTGTCGTGCCAGCCACTACGAAGCCCGTACAGCCGTCGTGCCAGCCAATCCCGGCCGATGCACCCCCACTGCCCGGACCCGACCCTGCGGCGGTCTATAGCTACCGGGATGCGGCTGGCATTGAACTGTTCAGGATTGCCCGCTACGAGCCAGAGGGTGAGCGCAAGTCGTTCAAGCCGTGGACCTGGAGAGGCAAGTGGGTAGCGAAAGCCTATCCCGCCCCACGGCCCCTGTATGGGCTGGAACTGCTCGGCAGTAAGCCGGTGCTGCTGGTCGAAGGGGAGAAGGCGTGCGACGCCGCCCGCACGCTGCTGGGCCGCGCCTATACGGTCATGACATGGGCGGGCGGGGCGGCAGCCATCGGCACCGTCGATTGGTCACCCCTCTATGGCCGCACGGTCGATATCTGGCCGGATGCGGATGAAGCGGGCAACAAAGCCGCCGCTGACATTGCCGAGAAACTGATCGGGCGGCTAGGCACCGGCCGCTTGCGTGTGCTGGCACAGGACGGGCAGCCGACAGGCTGGGACATTGCCGATGCCGTCGTGGATGGCTGGGACATGAAGCGTCTCATTGCCCATATCCGGCGCGAGGGGGACAAGTACATCCGCACGATTGCCGCCCCCCAGGTAGGCAGGCCGCATGACGGGCAGGCACCGGTTGCGGTGGTCGAGCCGGCAGGGTCAATACGGGCGCAGATAGAATCGCTGGGCCTTCAGTGCAATTCGGGCGGCATTCCATATCCGAACGAGGACAACGCCGTCCGTATCCTGAGCGGGCATCCCCAATTCGCCGGCAGCTTATGGACTGATTGCTTTGCGCAGAAACTGATGATTGGCGACCGTGCATTCACGGATGAGGACGCTGTGCGCGCCCTGATCTACATACAGGGGCAGCTTGGCATCCACAAAATCCCCCTGTCAGCCATCGAACGAGCCGCGCCCATTGTCGGGGCTGCGAATCGGCGCCACCCCGTGCGTGCATGGCTTGAGGGATTGAAGTGGGACGGCGTGCCGCGCCTTGCATCGGTCATGGCCGACGGGTTCGGCACCGGACAGAACGAGTACACGGCAGCCGTCGGGCGATGCTGGTTCGGCAGTATGGTCGCCCGTGTCATGCAGCCCGGGTGCAAGGCCGACTATATGCCCGTGTTCGAAGGCCGGCAGGGGATTAGGAAATCTTCGGCCATGCGCGTGATTGGCGGCCAGTGGTTCATGGAGTCTAACGAGGATCCCATACACAACCGAAAGGACTTCCTGCAATCCTTGCAAGGCCGCTGGCTGGTCGAAATCCCCGAAATGCACGCCATTGCTGGCAGGGGATCGGGGATCGAGAAAATCAAGTCCATCATTTCGACGCAAACCGACTGGTTCCGCGTCCCGTATGGCCGGGGCGTGCAGGAATACCCGCGCCAGTGCATCTTCGCCGGCACCACAAACCAGGACCAGTGGAACCCGGACCCGACAGGTGGCCGGCGGTTCTGGCCGATTGCATGCGGCGCTATCGAGCTAGGGTATCTGGGGGATCAGCGCGAACAGCTATTCGCTGAAGCGGTGGCTGTGTACAAACAGACAGGAGATTGGTGGACCGTGCCGGTGGAACTGGCGCTGGCCGAGCAAGACGCACGCCGGGAGCGTGATGCTTGGGAGGATTTAATCCTGCCATGGCTATCGAGTAGGCCCCAATCAGATATAACCGTTGCACAGGTCCTCACAGACGTTATCGGCATAGAGCCGGGCCACTGGAAGCAACCCGAGCAAAACCGCGTAGCGCGGGCCTTGAGGGCTAACGGGTGGTACCGGCATCGGCTGAATACGGGGGACCGGCCATGGGTCTATCGGAACTCGCGCAGGAACGAGCCTGTGCAACTGTCAGAGGAATTCTAGGGGTTTCCGTCATACAAAAAAAGGCCCGATATCAGGGTGAGTGATAACGGGCCTGTAAAAGCCAGTCCGGTCTAGAGACTGGCGAGGCTACCTATAATTACCGTTGTGACCGTCGATGATCTGCACCTGTCCTGGCAGATCAGCCAATGCCGCACGGGCATCTATCAGTGCGGGGTTAGTCTGGCCAGCCTGCCACGACTGCGGGTCAAGGTCGCGAAGCATGCACTCCACGCGCTCAAGCTGTTCAACGCACTGGCGTAGAGCTGCTATGCAGCGAATGACGCGCGGATCCTGCAATGGCGACTGTATCCGGCGCAGCTCAGCCAGGAATAGCTCGCGTGCTTCGGTAGTCATGACACAACCTCCAGAAACCTAGCGCGCTGAGCGGCCCGAGCAGCGGCCAAAGCAGCGTCCCCAGCAGCGTCCCCTTCCCCAGCAGCGGCACAAGCAGCGGCCCGAGCAGCGTCCCCAGCAGCGTCCCAAGCAGCAGCGGCACAAGCAGCGTCCCCAGCAGCGTCCCAAGCAGCAGCGGCACAAGCAGCAGCGGCACAAGCAGCGGCCAATTCACTTCCCGTCGCATCACCGTTAGCGAACCGTTCCGCCACATCGAGCGCGGCAATAGAGCAGGCATCCGTCATCAGGTGCTGGACCTGTCGGGCGCACCAGACAGCGAACAAGCGCCATTCCTTATCATGCCCAGGCTCGCAACGCATCGCCCACAACGCATCATCCAGCCCATTACTTTCAAGGATGACGGCATACGGCAACGGCTCATCATCAGGACCGGTTTTGTTGAGATGCGCCAACAGTTTCTGCCAGCCGTCTGTACAGGGGTTGTGAGCGCGTATCCGGTTCAGTGTCGTTGTGATCATCGTATGGCCCTCCACACATAGTACAGACCAGCAGGGACCAGGAACACCAACAGGCCGGCGATGTACAGCGTGGCCGCAATCACGATGTAATCGGCACAGTCGAGCGGGGGTGGGGTGGGGTTCATGACACGCGCTCCCGCGCATTGTCGCGCTCCCACTGTGCCCAATGGGCATCATTGCAAGATACATCACGCCCGCCGGCATCCAGTGCATCCGCACGGTCAAAATCCGTGCAAAGCACATAGTGGGCAGGCATGACTCCCAGGAACCGCGCACCCTCGTACGCGGGCGTATCAGGGAAGTAAATCAGGTATTCAGTGCGGGCGCTCATGCGGCCTCCAGTGCATCGTCAATCAGGCTGGTGGCAATCTCCTGCCAGTCGATCAGCCCAAGCGCGTGGCCGAGTAAATCAGCCATGACGCCAGTCACTTCCGGCCGCTGCTCGTCATGCCACTCTTCCAGCCACTGCGCGAGCTGCTGCGTCGCCGTGTCCTTGTCATGCCCCGACACGTTGCCGTCGTCGTCCAGTTCCTGATTGGCCTCCAAGAACTCGCGCGCCTGATCGGCCGCGAATTCGCTCGTCCCCTGATCGTTGTCCATCCAGAGCTTGCAAACCCAAGTCTGGTAGTTCGTCCAGCCGTTGTATTTCTGGTCAGTCATGATAGGTTGCCTCATATCGTTTCGGTTATAGATCGGGATAGATCGGGCGGGCTAGCCACCCCCATTGCACCCTGCTACCAGGATGCAACAGGCGGGTTAGCCCTTGTCCATGATCCGCGTGATGGCGGCGCGCTCCGCGTCGTCAATTGGCGCAGTCACGCCAGCCGCACGGCGGTACATGTCCCAATTGCGCGAGGCTTCAATGCGCGCCTTGTCTGCAATCATGATGGCATTAACGGAACCCTTCGAAAATCCGTTATCAGCCATGTACTCGCGGATGCATTCCGCCTCGTTCCCGCACAGGTCGCGGCACGCCACAATGGCGGTTGCCAAAGCCTCAATATGTTCCTGCCATGTTTTCATATCCAATCCTCCAGGTTAACGAACGGGATGCAGCCGACTGACAGTCCGGGCCAGCCCGGCAGCGTCAATCCAATTGCGTGCCACGGCCAGCCACAGGGCCTTGGAAGGCCGATCACTGGCAGCCCGGGCGCGGGCCATGCAGGCATGGGCGTGGGCGAGGTAGGCCCTATAGGGGAGCCGGGCGCAGCCCTGCTGATAGGCCTGATAGCGGCTCACGCTGCACCCCCATGGCGGGCAACATACCGCCGACACAGTGCAAGCGCGTGGCACGCCTTGGGGCGGGCAGTGCGGGTCATATCCTCGCCAAGTTCGTACCAGTAGTCCGAACCATCCGCCAGCCTCACAAGGCGCAACGGTAGCTTGTGGGCAATGGCGAACTGGCGAACTGCCACCGGGATACGGCTGGGGGCGCTCACAGGATCACCCTCAAGGCCCGCACAAACGTCAGGCCAGAGATCACACAAAGACCGAAAATCACGTACGTCATATAGCCTCCATTCCCCAGTCGGGTTATCCGCTGGTGTGGGCGTAGTATCGGTCAGTGCTTGCTAGTAGTCAAGTACTGTTTGTGAGAATTCGGGATTTATTTCCGCCGACACTGCTCCGCATACTCTTTTGCCATCGCTATGAGCCCGACACACTTCCACCTGTCAGGCACCACGTAGCCACCGTAGTAGTTGTTGAACGTGGTCAACGACAGCCCGCAACCCTTCGCAAACTCTCCGCGCCCCATCCCTGGCACGGACACAATCGCCCTGAACTCGTCCAAAAACTGGTCCGGATAACACGCGTATAGCTCAGTCGAGTACGGCTTCTTCATCGGTGATCCTCATAGTGGAATATTTGTCCGGTATACGAACAAATGTACAGTAGTTGGATATATCACCTAATTCGACCGTATTCAAGTAGATTTGGGACAGTAGAATCGGGACAAATATCCCACTCGTCTAGGCTGTCCCACTCTGTCCTCCACTTTGCATGGAGCGTTTTCAACGTACCCCTATAGTTCACGTTTTATGCACTATGGTGCTATCTGTAATTATCAATCTATACTGGGACATACTGGGACAGTGGGACAGTTACCGGGAGGTATCAATCAGTTACAGGCATGTCCCAGTCTGTCCCAGTCTGTCCCAGTACTGGTGACCGCTGTTTTCCCTGTATGCTGCCCGCCCATGGACGATGACGACGAGCTACTGGCGGGCCTGCTGGACTTGCCGGCAGTCGGGGCCGACCCTGCCACCCTGGCAGCTCAGGGGGCGACCGTGGCTGAGATAGCCCGCCGAACGGGCCAGCCCATCGAGTCGGTGACAGCCGCCCTGGTAGCCGCTGGCATTGCGCCTGACAGTGCAGCGCACAAGCTGCGGGCATTCGACGCCCTGTACCAGCGTGGGGTTGGCATGACCGTATCGAGCGAGGTCATGACCCGCGGAGGGCCGGTCAGTCTGGACAAGCAGCTGCCCCCTGATCCCGCTGCGCTAGCCGCTTACCTGCAAGCCACGATGCCTGACCGGTTCAAGGCCGAACAAGCGCCGGCCTTAGTCCAGTACGTGGTGGCCCTTCCGCCACCATCGGCCGATGGCCGCACGTGGCTGGCCGACATTGGTCGGGATGAGTCGGGCAGGGTAGTGGCCACTGTGCCACGTCAGACCGACTAGGACGCGATATGGGCGGTCATCGACCTGCCCCCTACCCTGCCCCAGCTAGGTACTGAGACCGGTCACCATGGGCTCAGACAGGCCCCCGGCTTTGCCCGACCGAGGCGGATCCGGACCGGATCCGTTAGCGGTACTGTCGCGGGTTGCGCTGAGTCAATACAGAAAAACTCATTTCTGCCCTGCCCTATTAGCGGCAAACACTACCCCCACCCCTGTTTTTGCTGCTATAACCAGCGAATGTCTGGGAAAATCCAGAAAAAACAGCGGCTGGAGGTGCCCATTTTGCTGCACTGCTATAAGTACGGGCACACGTGGGTCATTTTCGAGTGCAGCACGGGGTATGCGATCTGTCGGAAGCAGGGCCGTCATGACATTTCTGTTATGAGGGAGCATATATCAGGTGGGTTATATGCCGATGCCCAGTAACACCCAGACGGTCTGGTCTCCTAACGCGGGTCCCCAAACCGCGCTCATCATGTGCCCCGTGTTTGAAGTGTTCTTCGGTGGTGCTCGTGGTGGGGGTAAGACCGCAGGCATGTTAGGGGAATGGTTGAATCACTCCAGCCAGTACGGCGCAGACGCCAATGGCCTGATGGTCCGCCGCAGCTTGGCCGAGTTGCAGGACACGATCCGTGAGTCGAAGGCGATCTACACGCAACTGGGAGCGACGTACAACGAGACAGGCAAGCGCTGGACGATGCCGAACGGGGCGACGCTGACGTTTGCGTTCCTTGAGAATGATGAGGATGCGCAGCGCTACCAGGGTTGGGCAGCCACCAGACTATATGTGGAGGAGATTGGCAACTTCCCGCAGCCCGATCCGATCATGAAGCTGATGGCGATCCTGCGCTCCAGCAAGGGCGTACCTGTCGGCTTCCGTGCGACGGGCAATCCGGGTGGGCCCGGTCACCAGTGGGTGAAGGCCCGCTATATCGATCCAGCGCCTGCTGGTTACAAGCTGATCCGCGACGATTCGGGGTTGGAGCGGGTGTTCATACCCAGCCGCGTGTCTGACAATGACGCTCTATTGAAGGTCGATCCGACCTACGTCGATCGCCTCCGTGCCAGCGGCAGCAAGGAACTGGTCCGCGCATGGCTGGAAGGCGACTGGTCAGTGATTACAGGGGCGTACTTCCCCGAGTTCAGCCATAGCCAGCACTTGATCCTACAGACTGACCTGCCTGCCCACTGGACGCGCATCCGTGCGATGGACTGGGGATCTGCTGCGCCGTTTGCAATCTTGTGGGGGGCAGTGTCTGACGGGACAGCCGTCAACAACACCGGCCTGTACTACCCGAAGGATTCCATCCTGGTGTACCGGGAGTGGTACGGGTGGAACGGGACGCCCAATAAGGGGTGTCGGATGGATGCGCGGGAGGTAGGGGCGCAGATCCGTGACATCGAGCTAGCCGCCGACGAGGACATGCACGACTCGGTACTCGACCCTGCCGCTTTCGCCTCTGACGGCGGTCCATCCATTGCAGAGCGACTCGATTGCAACTTCCGGCGTGCCGACAATAAGAGAGTCCAGCGGCTGGGGGTGTCAGGCGGGTGGGATGCAATCCGTGAACGGCTTCGCGGTACTGATAGCTCCGAAGGCCGGCCCCTCTTGTATTTCATGGACAGTTGTGTCCATATTGTGCGCACCCTGCCGGCATTGCAGCACGATTTGCATCGTCCGGAGGATGTAGACAGCACGGGTGAGGATCACGCGCCAGACGCGCTCCGTTACCTATGCATGAGTCGGCCGCTGACTCAGACAGCTCGCAAGCACGAAAACCGGCGCTTCGAGACGCAGTTGACGTTCAATGAGATCGTCGCACGTCAGAGAAGGAAACGGTTGGCTGATGGTTAAGCTTACATCTGTACAAGCGGTCGCACCGACTAAACCTGTCGGCACTATGGCACCCAAGGCCATGAAGGTTCCACGTGGAACCAGTGAACCCATTGCATCGGCCCAGCGCCATGCGTTCGAACCCACCCTGATAGCGGCGCAGCTTGCCCGCGCCCTCACAAGGAAATAACGATGCAGTCCACATTTGCCAATTACGGTCATGCGATTGCCGTGACGCCTTCTGACACGACCCGCATTAGTTGTCGCGCGATCTATGTGGGCGGTGCAGGGAACGTGGCGATCAGTTCTGACGCATCGGCCACGGCAGTCGTGTTCACGGCTCCCCCTGTCGGCACCATTCTTCCCCTCGCGCTCGATCAGGGCAGGATCATGGCGACGGGTACGACAGCGACACTGCTGGTAGCTCTGGCATGAGCGTCCCCCCGTCTTTTTTCGGCATGGGTGCCCCGCAGCGCATACCCGGGCCTGTGGCCCCCATGACGCCGCAAGTGGGTGTGACGGGGCCGAACCCGTATTCACAGGCACCCGCACCGCCCGCGCCTGTGATGGGTGGCAATCCTGGCGTGGCCCCGCCTGTCATGACGGGCATGCCCGGCCGGCAGATGACGCCCATGCCGATGTCAGTCCCGATGGTTGCGCAGCAGTTGGCTGGCGGATTGATGGCCGGCCGGCGTGATGGGATCCCGGGCGGTACACCGCCTGCGCCGATCCAGACCCCGTTCAATGGGCCGATGAAGCGTTAGTTTGTGGGTGATGTCACTTACAATGCGCCTGAGCCTACGCCAGATCAGGTCATCGCCACTGAGAAGAAGGCCCGTCGCTGGAAGTCCGAGCTGGATCTAGCCGGTACCCGCGAATCGACATGGCGGGACAAGGCGAAGGGGATCATTGACAAGTACAAGGGTAAGAACCCGAAGAAGAACGGGTTCAACATCCTGTGGGCGAATACGGAAATCCTGCGCCCGGCCATCTATAACAGCACGCCCAAACCTGATGTGCGTCGCCGCTTTCGTGATAGCGACCCGATTGGTAAGGCGATTGCGGAGATCATCGAGAGGGCCCTGTATGTCGTCATTGACCACTACAGTACGGATCAGAGTTTTAAGCTCGATGCACTCGATGCATGCCTTGTGGGCCGTGGTGTGTCGCGCATTCGGTATCTGGCCAAGATCGATCAGGTTCCGCATCAGATCGGGGTCGATGCCGAACCGTCGGACGATAACGACGACCCGGACGAGCCGCAGTACGATGAACGACTGGAGTACGAACAGTGCTGCATCGAGCACGTTAACTGGCAGGACTTCCGGCACGGGTTCGGACGCGATTGGTCAGAAGTCACTTGGGTCGCATTCCGTCACAAGCTGACGGAGGCTGAAGCTGAGGACAAGTTCGGTGAGGCGGCTGTTGAGGACATCAAGTTCTCCACGCCCGAAGTCGAGGATGAGAAGCGTCGCGAGACGGCCACTGAAGTCGAGAAACAGGCCGAGTTCTGGGAAGTGTGGGACAAGAACAGTCGCACGGTGTTTTTCACCAGCACTGATACCCCGAAATGCCTGTACCCGCTCGATACGCCCAATGGCGAGCCGCCGCTGGACTTCAATGGCTTCTTCCCTGTCTGTGAGCCGCTGAAGCTCATCGAGACGAACGACACGCTCATCCCGGTGCCGATCTACACGCTGTATGAGCAGCAGGCCATCGAACTGGATGACATCAGCCGCAGGATTATCAAGATCGTCCAGGCGCTGAAGCTCCGTGGCGTCTATGACGCGACGTTGGGCGAGTTGGCAGATGTGATGGCCGCTGATGACAACGATCTGGTGCCGATTGCGAAGGCTGCCGCTTGGAGAGACAACGGTGGCATTGATAAAGCCATCAGTTGGGTACCGATTGGACCGGCTTCCCAGGTACTGGAGGCACTGACCAATGCGCGCGAGAGTGCGAAGTCGGTTATTTACGAGATTACGGGCATCAGCGACATCATTCGCGGTGCGAGCGTGGCTTCCGAGACGGCGACTGCGCAGCAGATCAAGGCTAACTATGCCGGCGCTCGCCTCAGAAAGATGCAGAAGGAAGTTGAGCGCTATACGCGGGACATGGTGCGTCTGGCGGCGGAAGTGGTGGCCGAGAAGTTTGGTTCTGACACGCTATCGAAGATGACGGGCCTGAACTTCCCCACGGCTGAACAGCAGCAGCAGGCGCAGCAGCAGATCCAGATGGCGCAGCAGCAGTACCAGCAGGTGGAGCTCCAGGCGCAGCAGATGGGCCAGCAGCCCCCGCCGCCCCCGCCCCCGCCGGATGCGAACGTGCAGACGATGCTATCCATGCCGAACTGGGATGTCCTGACCCAGACGATGCAGAACGATGCGCTGCGTGGGTTCAAGATCGATGTCGAGACGGATTCGACTATTGCCAGCAGTGTCGAATCTGACATGCAGGGCCTGACGCAGGTGACGCAGGCGCTGGGTCAGACGATGCAGGTATTTGCCCCCCTTGTGCAGGAAGGGGCGATGCCGCTGGATGCTGCCAAGCAGATTCTGTTGGCCGTGTGTCGGCGGGCGAAGCTGGGGCTGGCTGTAGAGGATTCGATTGAGTCCATGACCCAGCCGCCCCCGAAGCAGCCGGATCCGCCCCCGCCTGACAGTGCCCCGCAGGTGGCGCAGATCAAGGCCCAGTCGGATGCGCAGATCACGCAGGTGAAGTTGCAGGCCGATGCCCAGGTGAAGCAGGCTGAAGCGGCTCTGAAGGATCAGGCCGAGCAGCGTGAACTGGCGTTCAAGGCGCAGATGGAGCAGGTGAGTAAACAGCATGAGTACCAGTTGGAACAGCTCCGCACTGACGCAGAGAATCTCCGAACTGCTACTCAGCTTGAAACTCAGCGACAGATTGCTGATGCTTCCAATGCCACCCAGTTGCAGATTGCAGAACTGGCGAACAATCACGCAATGGCCTTGCAGCAAGCGAAGTCAGCGAGTGATCAGGCTATCGCCTCGATCAAGTCGGAAAGTGACCAGAAACTTGCTCAACTGAAGGCGATTGCCCCGCCCAGCACTGATGCGGCCCCGAAGGCCGCTGACTACAAGCAGGTCGAGTCGGATTCACATGTGCAGGTATTGTCTGAACTGGTGAAGCAGATCAGTAAACCGAAGCGTGTCATTCGTGACTCGTCGGGTTCGATTACGGGTGTCGAGTAATGGCTATCTCGCTAATGCAATCGAAGTACATTGATGCGGGCACGACGGCCAGCACGACTATTTCGTTTGCCAGCAATGTCACTGCCGGGAACACCCTGTTCCTTGACGTTCGTGTCGGGGCCAATGGCGTCACGATTACCGTTTCTGACAACCTCAATGGCACATGGCCTGCTGTAGACGTACAGAGCAACCAGGTGGGCGGGGAGATCAACTGCTTTAGCTTCCCAAATACCAAGGCCGGAGCTTGCACGGTGACTGTTGGTCTATCGGCCAGCAACACATTGCGACTGGCTGTTGAGGAAGTATCAGGGCTGGTATCCAGCAGTGTGCTGGATCAGACAGCGACCAATCTTGCGGCCAGTGGTACGGCTGCCACGGTGGGCCCGATTACGGTCACGACGCCAAGCAGCTACGTGCGCTTCATTCTGGACTCGTTCAACGGGCAGACGTATTCCAACTTCGGATTGTGGAACTTGGATGCGGATACAGGGGTTCACAAACTGGTGAATTTCTTTCAAGTCACCTATACGGGCGGTTCCTACACGGGTTCTGCCACGCTAGGTGCATCTGACTTCTGGTGTGCGTGTCTCGCGAGCTACAAGGGCTTGCCTAACTCGACTGGAAACATTCCACGCGGTCAACTGGTGTATACGCTGCCATGACATTCATCATTGGGACGCCTCACACACGTAATGCTGGGTACCTGTGCAATAACCAGGATTTATCCATTGCGAAGCGTGAAGAAGCAGATATTCGCACCTGCACGCATTGCCAGACCGTTATCAAGATGAAGGAATGGCGTGATGATGGGGCGTGGTGCAGCAAGTGCAATGCGCCTGTATGCGCGCATGGAGTGTGCGCGAAGAAAACTGAAGAACTGGGCTGTATTCCTTATATCAAGTACATCGAAACAGTGCTTGAGGGGCAGACGAGCCTTGAACAATTTCGCAAGATGGCCGGGGTGGATAGCCAGCCCGCCGATTACAAACCGGCTATCTACGTAGCCTCACGATAGGAGTCTGACATGGCTGATTTCACTGCAACTCAGGGCGGCACGTATACCCCGGCGGCATCCGCTGGCGGCTCTGCCGCAGTTCCGAACTGGGCGCTCTCTCCTGGCACGGGTGGTGGCGCTGGTACTGCTGGCGCGATGGCGAAGGTGAAGTACATTTCGTGGGGCGGTCGCGGCACCACTTCCACTGGCTATCGCACGCGCTGGGCACGTACCTCGACTGATCCGACTGGGGCGGGTACAGCTATCACGCCGGGCAAGAGCAACCCGATTGTGGCCAACGTCTGTGCGACCTGTTCGAGCTTCGCCACGACCAATCCGACGATCCCGACGGAGCCCTCCAACCTGTACGCGCAGGACTGGAACCTGTTGGGCGGCGGCGGAATTCTGGTGCTGCCCATCGGTTCCGAGTGGGTGATTGTGTCCAGCGCCACGGCCGGAACGGGCTATATCGTTTGCCAGAACGTGGCCGGTACGGATGCCAATGCGAGCGGTTACGACGTTCAGTGGCAGGAATAATCCGTGGCTGGCGGTCTTTACTACGTTGAGACACAACCGCCGTTCCTGATCGCGGATCAGGCGGCGGTGACGCCTACCACGACGTTCAAGAACGTATGGGCTAACGGCGCGTCGTCTCCCACGATTCTCCCGGCGAACTTCTGGACGCTGGGCAAGAAAGTTAGGTTGACTGCAAACCTCAAGTTAACCACTGGCGTTGCGGGTAACTCGCAGTTCGGCATGGCCTATGGGGCAACAGACGCCCCGGCAGCGAACGTTGCGACGGCTGCCCGGGCCAAGGTGGCCTCAGTCGGCCCGTTTGGCGTGTACATCACAGGGTTTGCTACCTGCCGGTCTATCGGTACTGCGGGAACGCTGTCCATGCATGGGTTTGTGGCCCCTGATTTGGGCGCTTTCCTGTCCACCACGGACAACTGGGTATTCCCATCGGGTGGAACTACTGTGGTCAGCACGATTGACACGACCGTGGCGACCAATTCGCTGTTTTTCCAGTACCTGACGAGTGCGGGTACGGATTCGATTGTGGCGACGGATATCCACATGGAAATCCTGAACTGAGGTAGTCCATGTTCAGAAGGCCAGGAGCAAAGGGGCCGGGCCTTCATCCGTGGCTGGTACAGCGCACGGGCACGCAGCCTGCGGCGACTTCCCCCGGTGGGGTTGAGTACCAGTACGGCTCGCACGAAGCGGCCATCAAGGGCTCTGTTGCAGCCGGATACGGTCTGGTATTCGGCGCAGCCATTGCGCTGTTCGCGGCTCCTGCGGTTGTCAGGCCGGCCAAGTTCGTCCAAACGGTTCCGCAAGAGCCGACGTATCAGGCCAGCTACGTCAATGCGCCTAGCCCCGCCCTATACGCGGTAGCCGCCAAGCCGGTCATCCACTCGATACTGGGTCAGGGTCAGGAGAACCTAGAGCAGCGGGGCAGCGCAACGTATGGCATCCAGCAGGCCCAACGGCCTGTGTTCGGTACCATACAGACCGTCCCGCAGCAGTCGCCAGAGCAGGCCCCCAGTGCGGTCTACACGACCACGACGCGACTCCAGAGGCCCCTGTTCGGGCAGGTACTGACCGCCCCACAAGCGGATCTGTCGAATAACGCATCGGCCACTTACCGGGCACAAATTGTCCCGGTAACTGCCGGATCCCCCGTCATAGCGTCGATTCTCGGCTCTAGCCAGCAGGATTTGACCCAACAGGGCAGCGTGGTATTCCACCTGCCACCAGCCCAGCGGCCGCTATTCACGGCAATCCTGACGGCCCCGCAAACGGATCAGACGCAGCCGGGTTCTGTGATCTATGGACTGGCCCCGCAGCCGGTTGCAGCGACACCTGCACTGCGTCCGTGGCTCCAGACATGGCCTCAGGAGAGCCAGCAACAGGCCCCCTCAGCGGTTTACGCGCAGACCCCGCCCACGGTAGCCCCGCAGGTACCGGGCCTCACTACGGCGATCCTGACAGCCGCTGAATGGCCACAGATAGGGCCGTCGAGCGTCCAGACAACTAACATACCGTTGGCGCTGGCGGCTCCTGCCCTGAAGGGCTCAATTGGGACGCAGGCAGAACAGCCACAACCGGTCCCGTCGTGGTCGCTGGTCAACACGGCGATCCTGCCCAGCTTCGTTGCGGGTATACCCCCGCTCACGACATGGATACAGACGATCCCGCAGGATCAGGGACTGTATGACGTCAATGCAAGCGTCGTGCAGACGCCGACGGCTGCGAACATCCCTGATACGCCCCCGCCAGTGGCGGGCAGCAATCCAGGCGACGGGGTGGGCGGGTCAGGCGGAGATCAGTACCCTGACCTGAATAGTCGGTACAACACCCGCGAATCAGCCCGATTTGAATTTGCCAAGAAATCGCGTACAGTCCCCGATGTTGTCGTCACGTTAGGCGACAATGCAGCGCAAACCGCTGAAGTCGCCATCAATGAAGTTCCACGAACTTCGCTGTCTGACGACGATCTGGCTGTGATGCTGCTACTGGGTGTCCAAGTCAGTGAAATCAGGCGGGATGATGACGATGAGGCCATCACAGTGCTGCTGATATGAGCCGTAAAACTTACCGCTGGATCGACGGGGTTCTTACCCTTGTCGCGGTAGATGGGCGCTACTTCGACGAAAATAGTCCCAAATCGGCCACTATCCAGCCTGACATTCCGGGTTACGTCTCACCCGTGACGGGCCAGTGGATTGAGGGGCGGAAAGCCCGTCGTGAGGATCTACGCCGCACCGGATCCCGCCCCTATGAGGGCCGGGTGGCTGAAGAAGCCGAAGCTGCCAAGTACCGCGCCGAACAAGAGCGGAAAACTGATCAACTGGCCGAACGGATGGCTCACAGAGCCTGGGCGGAAGCGCCTGAATCCGTTCGTCGTGTATTCCGATCCAAGTAAGGGAAAACCCCATGGCCGCTGAAGAACTGTCCATCGATGACGAGTTGCGCGCTGAGTACAAACGTATCTATGAGGGCAAGACGGACGAGCCTGAGCCGACACCGGATCCTGAACCGGCACCGGCAGAAACACAGGCTGAACTGCCCCTAGATGAGCCTGCTCCCCGCGCACCCGATGGCAAGTTCCTCAGTCGCACCAAGCAAGAGCCCCCGGCACAAGCCAAGGCAACCACGGCCCCGGCAGATCCTCCCGCTACCCCTGCCGAAGTGCCTCCCACCGCCGACGCACAACCGGGGGCTCTTGCACCCCCTGCTGACGCCCCTGCCCGGGACATCAATCGGGCTCCCAGTTCATGGAAGCCGGCGGCCAAGGCCACCTGGGACAAGCTGCCGCCTGAAATCCGTGCCGAAGTGCATCGCCGGGAAGCCGACTTCCTGAAAGGCCAGTCCAGCCTCCTGCCCGATGCTGAAATGGGCCGCACCCTGCGGCAGGTCATTGAACCCTACCGGATGCTGATCGATTCAGAGGGCAGTACGGCTGAAAAAGCCATCGGGGAACTGTTCCGAACGGCCTCCATCCTGCGCATGGGCACGCCCCAGCAGAAGTTCCAGACCCTATCGGCCATTGCCCAGCAGTATGGGATCCAGCCCCCCCAAGGGCAGCAGACCCCGCCACCCGCAGATCCTAACCAGCCGGCCCCGAACTACGACCCGCGTGTGGACGGTCTGATGCGCCAGCTCCAGCAGCAGCAGCTCCAGCAGCAACAGGAGCAGCAGCAGCGGGCGAGCGCGGCCCAGCGGGAAGTGGAATCCGTCGCCACGGCATGGATTGCCGAAGCGGATCCGACGGGCAAGCCCCTGCGTCCGTATCTGGACAATGTGATGGATGGCATGAACGTGCGTGTTCCACAGATTCGCGCGTCCAACCCTTCCCTATCGCACAAAGAAGTGCTACAAACGGCGTACGAGCAGGAAATTTGGGCGCACCCCGAAATCCGGCCCATTTTGTTGAAAGAGCAGCAGGAGGCTGCTCAGGCTAGAAGCCGCACTGAGAACCAGGAGCGGGTAAACCTTGCCAGAAAAGCGACTAGCGTGAACGTCCCCCGTAGGGGTTCGTCCCTCGCCCCGGCTAAACCCGGAACGATCGATGACACCATCCGAGAGACAGCACGCGCACTGGGAATGATTACCTCGCAATAACCTGGAGTTCTCACCATGCCAGCAGGCATCAGTTCAATCTTCACCACGTGGTCGGAGCTTGCTTCCACCACGTTCCGCAAGCACAGCAGCGATGTGGCTGATAACGTCAGCAAGCACAATGCGCTGTATCGTCGCATCTCATCCAAGGGTCGCATTCGTACGGAAGATGGTGGCCTGTCCATCGTCTCCCCGCTCGAATATGCGAGCAACAGCACGTACCAGCGCTACTCGGGCTTCGATGCGCTGAGCATCAACGCGGTCGATGTGCTGACGGCTGCCGAGTACCAGTGGCGTCAGGTCGCCGTGAACGTGGCCGCATCCGGTCTGGAACTGCGCACGAACATGGGTGAGTCGCGCATCATCAACTTCACGAAGGCGAAGATTCGCAATGCGATGAACTCCTTCAAGAACGGTCTGTCCACCGACGTTTATTCGGACGGTACGGCCAGCAACCAGATCAACGGCCTTCAGGCCCTGATTGCGGATGCGGGCACCGGCACGGTCGGCCAGATCAACTCCAGCACGTTCCCGTTCTGGCAGAACATCGTCCAGTCGGCGGCTGCCCCCCTTCAGGGTGGTGGCGCGATTACGGTGTCGGCCACGACGTTCGAATCGCTGATGGCCCCGCTGTACTACAAGCTCACTCGCGGTACCGACCAGCCGGACGTGATTGTCCTGTCGGACGATTACTACACGTTCTTCGAGCAGAGTCAGGTGTCCCTGAAGCGGTACACGAACGATGCGAGCGAGACCGATTCGTACAACGGTACGGCCGGCTTCGTCTCGCTCAAGTACAAGGGCGCTGATGTGTTCTTCGACTCGTCCGGTGGCATCCCCGCCGCTCACGGGTACTTCATCAACACCGACTACATGGAACTGGTTGTTCATCGTGATGCCAACATCACGCTGATGGATCAGCTCCAGAGCGTCAACCAGGACGCTGTGGTCATCCCGGTGCTGTGGATGGGCAACCTCGTTTGCTCAAACCGCTCGCTCCAGGGCGTTCAGAAAGCCTAACAGGAGCAATCAAACATGGCATGGGCAACTATTTCCCCTCTCGCTGGCACGCAGCCACAGGGCGATTTCTTCGTCTCCAGCACCGTTCAGGCGGCTCCGCTGGGCGAGACGATCACGGCTGTCGATCCCTTTTGGGGCACCGGCACGTTCGTGTACGTCAAGTCCACGGCTGCGATCCTGAAGGGTTCGCTGGTCATCTGGGACGAGCTGTATCAGGCAGTTCTACTGCCGAACACGGCCAACCAGGGTTTCGGCTTCGGCGTGGCGATGTATCCGGCCGCTTCCAGTAACTTCTTCTGGGCGCAGGTGGCGGGTCGTGCAGTGTATGCAACGAACGCGACTGTTGCTGCGGATGCGGCTATCGGTATCGGTGCGGCCGGCATTGCCGGTACGAACTCGGCTGGCAAGCAGTTGCTGGGCGTTCGTAACCGCGTGGCCGCGACTGCGACCATCGTCAAGAATGCCACGACCGTGACGAATTCGTCGGTGCTGCTGTTCACCAGCGGCTATGACGGCTTCTTCCTCGGTATGGCTGTCACGGGCACCGGTATCCCGGCCTCGTCCGTGGTGGCTGCGATGGATCCTGATGGCAAGCGCCTGTCCATCGGTTCTGCCATCGGCACCATCGACAAGCTGGCAACTGCGACGGGTTCGGCTGCGATGACCGGTACCTATACGGGCTTCGGGTCTGGCATTCTCATCGCCCCGACGGCTCAGGGCGCGATCACGTGATCCATGGGGGCTGGGACTACACCAGCCCCTTTCTTTCGGCCAGTAGGAGAAAACCTCCGTGTTGAATATTCCTGTTTCGTTTGACAAGCGTCCTCCGTTCGTTCGTTTCGAGGAACGTGAGTACGGTCGGAATGTCGAGGCCAGTGAGGCTGCCGGCAGGCCGATTCCGAAGATCGTGGTGATGGCCTGTATCACCCCGTTCGCCAGCAAGGACTGCATTGAGAAGCCCGCGACTGAGTGGCTTGAGCAGATCCGTGGAAAGGCGGCGAAGGGTGAGTATCCGGCTGAGTGGGCAGTGGGCTTTCAGAACCAGTACAACGAGTACCTGAAAGGCAACGAACTGCCGCGTGAGGGCACGCCGATTGTGACTTGGCAGATGCTGACCAAGGAACAGCAGATGCGCCTGAAGTCACTGGACATCACGACGGTGGAGGATCTTGCCCTCATACCCGATAACGGGCTGGGCATGATCGGACTGGATGGCCGGGTGATGCGCGATACGGCACGCTCGTGGATTGCAGAGGCCAAGGACAAGGGTGTCGTGGCCCAGGAACTGAACAAGGCGAATGCCAAGATCACTGAGCAGGCCGAGCAGATTGCTCGGCTCACTCAGCGACTGGACGAATTCATGCAGGGGACTGCCCCTGAGAAGCGCGGGCCGGGCCGTCCCCGGAAGGACGAGGCGGCGTAACATGAGAGGGCGGCTGAATGTCACTATTGTCGATCGTGCAGGCAGCCGCCCCCCGTTTCGGTCTGGCCATCCCCAATACGGCAGCCAGTAGCAGCGACCAGAACATTCAGCAGATGGTGGCCTTCGCAAACGAGGAAGGCCAGGAACTCGCCGCCGCCCATCCATGGCAGGCGCTGCGGTATGAATCGAATTTCACGACGCTGGCGGCTGAGAATCAGGGCAAGATTGCCACGATCTGTACGACTGCGAACCCGCAGGCCCCGTTCCAGACGATTGTGAACGAGACGATCTGGAACCGCAGCCAGCGTCGGCCCATCTTCGGCCCCAAGTCTCCTGCTGAGTGGCAGCAGTTGAAGGCCCAATTCGTACAGGGCCCGTGGTATCAGTACGTGATCCGGGGTGGCAGCATCCTGTTCACCCCTATCGCCACCGCAGGCCAGTCCTGTTATTTCGAGTACATCACCAGCGCATGGGCGACCAATGCGGCCGGGACCACGGGCAAGTCCGTGATGACGGCGGATGATGATGTCGCGGTACTCGATGAGCGCCTGATTACACTGGGCTGCATCTGGCGGTTCCAGCAGGCGAAGGGCCTGGACTACACCATCAGCTTTGAGAAGTACGATTCTGCCGTCAAGGATGCACAGGCCAAGGACGGGGGTGCGGCCACCCTGAATCTGAAGGGGTACAACACCAGCGTGTACCCGGGTACACTAGTTCCGAGCGGGAACTGGACTTTGTGATGTACCGGATATACAATTCGGTGCATGAAACTCACAGCATCGGAGCGCACCCGTCTGTGGCGCATAGCGAACCCGGAAAAACTTGCCGAGCAACGCAAACGCGAGGCAGAACGGGAAAAGAATTTGGAAGTGAAAGCCAAGCGGAGAGCGTATCGCTTAGCTCATCGACGCAAGCCGGAAGTGAAAGAGCGGATTGCGAAAAGGAAAACTCTCTGGATGCAGAAACCAGAGAACAAAGCGTACTACTTGCAGTATTACCGAGACAAAAACGACCAGTACCCATGGCTGATGCTAATAGCCAAAGCGAAATTCAGGTGCAAAACCGTTGGCCTGGAATATTCGCTCTCCAAGGAATGGGCTACAGCAATGTGGGATGGGAAATGTTCTGTGACTGGCTTGCCATTCTCAAGGGGAAATGGCCGCACTCACATTCTGTCTCCTTCTCTAGATCGGATCGACTCATCCAAGGGTTACACACCGGAGAACTGCCGGTTCGTCTGCTGGGGGATCAATCGATTCAAGGGCGAGGATTCGGACGCAGACATGATCTTGCTTGCTCGCGCAATGCTGGAGCGGCTTGAGTAATGTTCGGCCTCTCACAAACAGATCGCGCCAAGAAATTCCAGCTTCGTACGCAGAAGTCTGGGACGGCCTCTGTCCCCGCCTGTGTCGGTGGCTGGAATGCGCGTGACTCGCTGGCGAACATGCCAGAGACGGATGCAGTCAGTCTCATCAACTGGTTCCCGACCCCGGCCGATGTCGGTGTGCGCAAGGGGTTCAGTAATTGGGTGACGGGGTTCTCCAATGCGGTCGAAACCCTCATGCTCTATGAGGGAGACACGCAGGAGAAACTGTTCGCAGCGGCTGGTACGTCCTTCTTCGATGCGACCAGCCCGGGTGCTGTCGGTGCGGCTGTCCAGACGGGCCTGACCAATGCCCAGTGGATTCATACGAACTTCACCACGACGGGTGGTGTTCGGTATCTGGTGGCCGTGAACGGGGCAGACAAGCTCCGGCTGTGGAACGGGGCGGCATGGATTGCGGTGGATGGCGCATCGACACCGGCCATTACTGGCATTACGACCACGGCGATCAATTACGTCACCACCCACAAGTCTCGCTTGTGGGTGACGATCAAGAACACCATGGAAGTGTGGTACTCGCCGGTGGGTGGGTTCGGAGCATTCCTGCTCATGGACCTGCGGCCCGTGTTCAAACGAGGCGGAACCATCACGGCAGTCGAAACATGGTCGCTCGATGGCGGCTATGGCATGGACGATCATCTGGTGTTCATGTCCAGCAACGGCGAGATTGCCGTATATCGCGGCACTGACCCGTCAAGTGCCAACACCTGGAGCATGGTGGGTCTGTATTACTTCTCAACCCCTATTGGCAAGAAGCCTCTGTACAAGTTCGGTGGAGACCTGCTGGTGCTGTGTTTCGATGGCATGTTGCCTCTTGCCCAGTCCTTGCAGTCCTCGCGGGTCAATACACAATCGGCCCTGACGGACAAGATCCAGTATTACCTGGCGAATCAGATTTCCAGCACGTTCACGACGTATGGCTGGCAGATGACCAGCACGCCGACTGAAAATGCGCTGCTCATTAACGTTCCGACCTCGACCACGAATGTGTTTGAGCAGTATGTGATGAACACCATCACAGGCGCGTGGTGCCGGTTTCAGGGCTGGAACGCCCGCTGTTGGGAGACTTGGAAGGACCAGCAGTATTTCGGCACAGGCACGGCGGTGTGCAAGGCATTTGACACGTTCTCTGATGGTGGAACGTCCATCAATACAGACATGAAAACGGCGTTCAACTACTTCGGCACTCGCGGGCAGTTGAAGCAGTGGACCATGTGCCGCCCGATCTTTCAGGCCGATGGCAGCAACGGTGCGCTGTATGGCCTGAATGTCGATTTCGCAGATGACCTGCCTACAGGATCCCCCTCATTCACGATGTCTACCGCCGCTGCATGGGATGCGGGTGTGTGGGACAGCAGTGTGTGGGGCGGGTCACTGGCCGTCCAGAAGCAGTGGCAGTACCTGTCGGGATTGGGCTACTGCGCAGCCTTCCGCATGACCACTCAGTCCAATGGCACCCAGTTGCGACTGTCCAGCGTGGACTATGTGCTGAAAACGGGCGGTGTCCTGTGATCGAGATTCGTATGATCGAGGATTTGGGCCTCGTCATCGAGGAACTTTCTGCCCTGCATCGGCTGCACTGGGACGAATTAGGTACTGGTGGAGAGTTCAACTTCCGCTATGACCTGCTGCGTCGCATGTGGGAGCAGAACATGGTGCGCGTGCTGGGCCTGTTCGATGGCAACAATCTCGTGGGTCATGCGACGGGCTACATACTGACGGACATGATGACTGGGGCCAAGACAGCCGTTGAACAGTCGGTGTACCTGCTCCCAGCCTACCGGGGTAAGTCCTATGGGATGCAGCTTGGACTGCGGGCGATTGAGGAAATGCGCAAGGAATGCATCACCCGGGCGCGCATGACCTGTGCGCTGAATATTCCGGCCAATAGCCTGATACAGAAACTCGGCTTCAGGCACGTGGGCAACGTTTACGAGTACGACTTAAACACTGTGAGTGAAACACATGCAACCCGACGCACCGCAAGCGCCTGACTACGCCGGCGCTGCCGGTGTACAGGGACAGCAAAACCTTGCCAATACCCGGCTGGCGAACCAATTAAATAAGGTCAACACGAATACGCCGTGGGGTAACCTGACGTATACCCACAATACGGGCAACGGCAACCAGGATGACTGGACGAGCAACATCACGCTCTCCCCGGACCAGCAGAAACTGCTGGATGCCCAGAACAACATCAGCCAGACCGAAGCTGGGGCTGCCCAGGGGTATGCCCAGCAGGCGGCTGATGCGGCCACACGGGGCATCAACTACAACGGCCTGCCCAGCCTGTCGGCCGGTCCCCAGTCGGGCGACTTCTCCGGCATGAAGGACAGCGCCTACAACGATCTCATGTCCAGGCAGAACCAGCAGTTCAGCCAGCAGGACGAGTCGTTGCAGGCCCGGCTTGCCAACCAGGGCCTGACGCCCGGCAGTGAAGCCTACAACCGCGCCTACCAGCCGCTGAATCAGGCCCGGGTGGATGCCAGCACCCAGTCGGATCTGGCCGCCAATGCCCTTGAGAACCAGTATTTCCAGCAGGGCCAGTCTGCCGCGAACATGGGCAATCAGGTGCGCGGGCAGGGGATTCAGGAACAGGCGTTCGCACAGTCGAACCCGCTTAATATGCTGAACGCCCTGCGCTCTGGCAGTCAGGTACAGCAGCCCACGTTCGGCATGGGCGGTTCTGGCGGTGGCGGCGTTGGAGCTCCGCAGGCTGGCAATTACCAGCAGGCGGCGGGTCAACAGGGGGCGTGGGATCAGGCGATGTACGGGGCTAACGCTAGTACGTACAACGCCAATGTCGGTCTGGCTGGCACTGCCGCCATGGCTGCGGCGACGTATTTCTAGTGGAAACGATTTTCCAGTTCAGCGGTGGCAAGGATTCGCTGGTGTGTCTGCACCTGCTCAAGCCACGGCTGGATGACATTCTTGTGGTGTGGTTGAACTCTGGAAGCGCGTTCCCTGAAGTGATCGAACTGATGGATGAAGTGCGCTCAGAAGTCCCTCACTTCCACGAGATTCGATCAGACGTACTGGCCGATGTCCAGCAGTTCGGGATCCCTGCTGATGTGGTGCCGATTGCCAATACAATGTTTGGCGGGCAACTCACGGGCACAGGTGGCCTGAAGGTTCGCTCATGGATTGAGTGCTGCGGCAGGAACCTGTGGACTCCGATGCAGGAGTTTGTGCGCCAGTGTGGGGCGACGCATGTGATTCGTGGGCAGCGCGATTCTGAGCGGTACAAGTCCACTGTGCGCAATGGGGATACCGTCGATGGGATCACATACGAGTTCCCCATTGAAGGTTGGTCTGACGCCCAGGTGCTTGAGTACCTGATGGTCAATGGCATTCAGATCCCTGAATACTACCAGTACACGGATACGTCGCTGGGCTGCTGGAACTGTACGGCGTACATGGATGAGGAATTGGGCCGGGTGCGCTACATGAAGAAGTTTCACCCGCAGAAGTACCAGAACGTATTGAAAAACCTGTGGGCGCTTGATTCTGCTGTCACTGGCAGGATGAAGGCTGTCAAGGATGCGATCAATGTCTAACCCGTTCGTCCAGCAAATTCAGATCAATCCTGACGATCCGACGGCCAATGCCTACCAGATCCAGCGGGCGCAAGCTGTTGCGAAGATGCTTCAGGATCAGGCATCTGACCCTGAACTGGGCATGCCGCAGCACAGTCCTATGGCTGTGGCTTCCCCGTGGAGCGTGCTGGTTAAGGGACTAATGGGGTATGCCGCCGGGCAGAAGCAGGCTGAAGTGGCTAATGCCTTGAAGCAGCAAGATGCACTCCAGAAGGATCGAAACACCGGCATGGTTAATACCCTGACGGCAAGGCCCCAGCAGTTGAATTCTGTCGATCAGACAGATGCGCCTGTTGCACTGACTAGCCTGCCTGACAAGAATGATCCGCAGGCTGCCAAGCAGCTTGCCGGGCTCTTGCAGGGCATGAACCCGCAGGATCAGAACAAGCTCCTGACGCAGAAGATGGCTGACCAGATGTTCCCGAAGGCCCCTACCTACCACAGCATCGGTCAGGGCGATGGCGTATTGGACGAATCCACCGGGCAAGTGACACCGGGAATGCCTCCGAAGCCTGAAAAAGCGCCCGCGCCGCTGACTGAAATTGGCAAGTTGAATGCCGCACTTGCGAGTGGGGAAATCACAAAAGATCAGTACGACAAGAAAATGGTCTTGGAGACTACTCGGGCTCCCAATGCCAGCATTGATTTGATGACCAATCCCACAGTACAAGCCGGGGTTGATTCGGATGCCAAACTGGTTGCCAGGGGGCTTGCTCCCCTGCCACCCATGGGTGGATTCGGCGCTTCCGGTATCCGTAATGCTCAAGTGCGCCAGAAAGCCATGGAACTGAATCCGAACCTTGATGGGACGCTTTATACGAAGCGTCAGGCCGTGGAGCGCTCGTTTTCAGCAAGTGTTGACGGCAGAAATATGGATTCCTATAACACCATTGCTCAGCACTTGGATGTGGGCGAGAAGGCATACGCTGCCTTGCAGAATGGAAACATTCCGGTGCTACAGAATATCGCTAATACATTTGGCATCAAATACGAAGGCAAAGCGCCGGCCGATGTATATCGCAATATCGCCACTTTCCTTGGCAACGAAACAGCCAGAGCCACCATTGGCGGTACCAACGGAGAAGGCGACCGGCAGGCGCTTTCAAAGATGTTCTCTGATGCGGCATCACCGGATCAGGCAGCGAGCAACTACGCAGCCGCAAAAGCGCTTATCGGTGGGCGCATTAAAAGCACTCGCCAGCGCTTTGAATCCAGCGCTGCGACGTTCGACCCTGCCACGCAAGCAATGATTACTAACCCACAAGAATTTGACGCCAAACTCACTCCTGCCGCCAAGCAGTTTGAGACATTGGCCGTTGGCGGGCAGACACCGCCGTCTGGTGGTGGGGCTCCGCAGGCCGCGCTGGATTACCTGAAGGCTCATCCAGAAGCGGCTGGTGCATTCAAGGCGAAGTATGGCTACGCCCCCTAGCGCCAATCCATTCGACCAGTTCGACGCAGCGCCTGCGGCGAATCCGTTCGATCAGTTCGATGCGCCAAAGGCTGTACCCGAACAGCCGTCTCTGCTTCATACCATGATGCGGAAACTGCTCGGTCTTGGGGATTCCGTGCTGGGTGGCATATCGGCCGATACGGTGGGTCTGACAACGCCCCTGGCCGGTGTTGCCGCTCGCTTGACTGGCCATGACCCGAATGCTTGGAAGCAGGCATACGACAATGCCATGGTCTATCACTCCCAGACCCCTGAAGGTCAGGCCATAGATCATTCAGCAGATTCTGTGCTGGTTCCTGTACAGAACGCTATTGGTAAGGGCGTTAACACGGTCGATCAGGCCGTTGGTAAATATGCTGGCCCTGGCGTTCAGACGGCTGTGAGGGATTTTACGGGCGCGGGTCTGGACCTTGCGGGTTCATTGCCGATAGCTGGATTGGGCGCTCAAGCGGTAGATAGGATTGGATCATCAATTGCTGCCAGAGCTGCCAATTCTGCCGTTGCCCGTGCGCCTGATGAAGTTGCGCAGGCTGCTGGGTTCAAGGTACGTCCTACCGATGTGAAGAATGCAACCGGCGTGTCCAGCCAGCCTTCACTGACATCCCAACTGGCGGAAGATGCCGGCGGGGCGAAAGATACTCGAATTGAGTTCATTCGCCATAACAAGGCTAATGGAAGTGATATAGCGGCGCAGGATATTGGACTACCGCCCAAGACTCCCCTGACAGATGAAAATCTTGCCAAGGCAAAAAAGCCATTCGCGGCAGTTTATGACAAGGTAGAGGCCATCCCTGCGGTATCAATGGACGATCAGAAGTTCATTGATGCTGCCATGGCGGCAGGGAAGCGCAAGGACAGCGTATTGCATCTTCCGGCTACGGTTGACAAGGCCATAAGAGATGTACTGTCTAAACCTACCATGACAGGCAAGCAGATGGTGGATACCATCAGCGACTTGCGGGATAGAGGTTGGAGACAATTCTATTCGGAGAACGCTGATGAACATGCTACTGGAATCGCTCATCTCGATTTGGCTAACGCTCTTGATGATCGGCTTGCTGCTGCTGCTAACGCTGTCGATCCTGCTCTTGGCAATCAATACTTGGAATCGCGTGTCGGGTTCTCAAAGATACAGACCGTCAAGAACGCACGGGTTGGACTCGATGTGGACCCCCAGCGTTTGGCTCGCGCTGCTGCCAAAACGAATGCGATAGACGGCGGCTTGAAGGTCATTGCCGACACGGCAACGGCTTTCCCTAAAGTAATGACTCTGAAGGTTCCTGAGCCTTCAGAGGGGATGCTCAAGAAGATCAAAAACTACGGGACACTGGGTACGGTTCCTGCCGTCCAGAAACTGTCCCGTATGCTGCTCAGCTCAACCCGTGGCGAAGCCGCCGCCCCTATGCTTGGAGAGGGTGGCCCGCTGGGCTACTACTACCGTGATCGGCCCACGGACACGCGCAGCCCGTTTCCAGATAGGCCACCGTTTGCGCCTGACAGTGGGCGGCTGTTGCCTAGCCCTTCCGATGTATCCATTGACCTTCCCAATCAGGGACTGAACGCGGCTGACAGGTCTGTTGGATCGTATGGGCACCCTGGCGAGCCTGCTCCGTTCAATAACAGTCGGTTTCCTGCCCTGCCAGCCCCTGGTCAAGAGACGCAGTTCGGTATCCCGCCTGTCACACCTATGGGAACTGAATCGATCAATCTGGCCGATACGATCAGGCCGTTCCCGAATCATCCTGGGACCGCTCGTGCGCCGATACTGCGTTTACCTGCTCCCGGTCAGACGACCGTGACTGATATTGCACGGCTCCTGATGGAGCCGAGTGTTGGGTTGAATCATCCGGGTGCGCCTAACCTCAAATCGACTGTTACTGAAGCCCAGCGCAAAGCGCGTCTGGAACATCTGATAAACGTTCTTTCGAGAACGGGAGGGTAATCCACTGGCGCGCGACGGCTCTGGCAACTATTCACTTCCAGCCGGCAACCCTGTTGTCACTGGCACGACCATATCGAGCACCGTTCAGAACAACACAATGAACGATGTGGCCTCCGCCCTTACCCAGTCGGTGAGCAAGGACGGTCAGACCGCGATGACTGGCCCACTGAACATGGGCAGCAATCCGATCAATAGTGTGACGACGTTAACGGGTCAGAAGCTGGCCCTGACGAGTGCTGTTGCTGGCCCAGTGCTGTCGGTGGCGGCTCCTAGTAGTGGGACGGCAATGACCTTAGTGGGTGCTGCCGCTACCCAGCAGGCAGTTATCTGGGATGGCCCAGTAGGTGTGTATCACACCTACAAATCAAACGGCTCTCAAGTCGGATTGATTGGTGACAGGAATGGCGTTACGGGCGGAACGACGGGTTCCCTGGCAATTCGCAGTGACGGTTCTCTGGTATGGTCATCGGGCGGCGCTACCGAAAGACTGATTGCGTCAACTACGGGTAACTTCACCAGCAATGCCCCAACGGCTGGCGTGGCATGGACGATCAATGGATTCTCCACCCAGAACATCCTGAATCTGGTTACGGCAGCCTCTGGCGTCAATGGCGTCAGTCTGACTGATGGCACCATGACGGCGGTGATCCAGACGGGTCAGGCCGCTGGCCCGTTCATTGGCACGACCAGTAACCATCCGACCACGATTGGCAGCAACAACGCCAATCGTATTGTGGTGGCTGCTAACGGCACAGTCACGGTCAATCAATCCACGGGTACGGCTACTCTGATATCGAGTGGTGGTTCGTACACGCCAACCAATCCTATTGGCAACTCAGGTACGGCGTTCACGGTCGATTGCAGCAAGTCCAATGTGCATACCGTGACGATGAATGGAATTGTTCCGGCCAATGGGATGACGATCAGCAATTTGCAAGATGGTCAGTCGGTGACTCTGAAACTTACGCAGGCTGCTGCTGGTCCGTGGACACTCGGAAATGCCACGGGCGTGAAGTGGGCCAATAATGTCGTGGGTGTACTCAGCACGGCGGCTGGCTCGATTGACATCATCACGTTCTACAACATCGGTGGAACGACGTTTGCGGCGATACAAAAGGCGTTTGCCTGATGTCCTGGCTATCCGGACCTATGTTCAACGCAGGCTTCGTGCCGGTCACATCTGACCATACTTCAGGTACGGGCACAGAGACTGCCCCTGTCGGCGCATCATTCGTCACCATCGAAATCGTCGGACCCGGTGGCATCGGTGGGCAGGGTAACTCTGCCAATCCGGGTGGCGGCGGTGGTGGCGGCGGCGGGTACTCCAAGAAAAACTCGTTCGCCATTGTCGGTGGCCAGACGTTCACCTACACGCTGGGGGCGGGATCGACAACCGTCGTGAACGGCACAGCCCCTGCCACTAACATGACAGCCAATGTCGGCAGCACGGGCACGAACAGCGGCGGTGGCGGCACGGG